GAGCCTTATCGTCGGCAGCGTCAGATGTGTATAAGAGACAGATATATAATTCAGCTATTTGAGAAAAAGGTTCATTGTACATCTTTTCCTTACTGTCTTTAAGCTCTTCAAATTTATTACACAAAGAATCAATCATATGTTCTTGATAGTCTTTTCCTGACGGAACTTTTCCATTTTTTGCTTCGCTATTAAGAGTAAAACCTGAACCGATTATAGGAATAATCATTTTACGCTTTAAGTTTTTCATAAACGTGTCATATATATCACTAAAGTTAACTATTTCCACAAAATATCACCTCAATAATCTTAGTTTTTATATTATATCATATATTGTCAAAAAGCACAACAAAAAATTGAAAATTTTTGTAAAATAAAGAGGTTAAGCATTAGAAAAAATTGCTTAACCTCTTTGTTGTTTTAATAATAAAAAATCTTTTGTGTTACGATGTAATAAATTTTAAAAATATATTATCTTGTTTCCTTGAAAATCGGCAGGCAAACTAAAATGACAGTAAGTTTGACAGTAAGTTTGACTGCATTTTATCTTGTTTTAACTTAATTCAAAATTACTCAACTGAATTTTTGAAATCTCAAAAACCCAGTATTTAAGCCACTTTTAAGGCATTTTAAGTAATTTTGGCAAAAAATAAAAGGCGGTTAAAAAACCACCTTTTTTGGTCGAGGTGACAGGACTTGAACCTGCGGCATCTTGGTCCCAAACCAAGCACTCTACCAAACTGAGTTACACCTCGAAATGTTGTTTAATAACAACAGCTTGATTATTATATACCATATTTTCGGATTTGTCAACATAATTTTCGCTTTTTATTCAAAATTAATTCAAATATTTTAAAAATCACCATAAAACAGACCGAAAATGTGGTACAAAACAGCCGTCCCTGCATAAGAAACGGCTGTTGGTGCGGGTAACTTGCAAGGGGGATAGGAATGGGGAAAATGGGGGATTTTGTTAGCTATATGTAAGCTACGGAACATAATTATGAACAATTCAGGATAATATAAGACTATATTTTGTTGATTGCGTTCACCAATTCTTTTGGGTTTATGTGGGTGTAAACCTTTTCGGTCAAGTCCATTTTCGACTTGTGACCGACTATTTTTTTGATGATTGTATGGTTCACATTTGCCGATACAAGCATTGAAATGCAGGTGTGTCTTGTTTCGTGTATGGTGTGGTCAAATCCTAAATCGTTTTGCAGAGGTGTCCAGTAGTTGCGTTTAAAGTTATCGTATTTCAGCGGCTTGCCATTGGTGTTATTCAGAACATATCCACATTGAGAATCGCTGATGAATTTCTGCCAAAACGGCAGTACTTTGTCTGCTATAGGCACGGTTCGTACACCTGAATCGGTCTTTGAACTTTCAACAAAGAAAGTCTGTTCGTCAAGGTTTACATTTGAAATTTTCAGATTGAGAAGTTCAGACACACGCACTCCCGAATAAATCAGCATAAGCACTATTTTTACCGAATCAAGATTTGAATATTCCCACAAAAGATTTATTTCGCTTTCCGAAAACTCCCTGCGTGCTCGTTTTGTTTCATCTGACTTTGCATTGATTTTCAATTTTTCTGCAAGATTGTTATGGAGCATATCGTGAAATATGCAGTATTCGTAGATTTTGTTCAACAGAATTTTAATTCGCCTAACCGATTGATAACCGTTGTTGCAGTTGTCGAGAACTCGTTGCATATCAATGATTTTTATATCGGACATCTTGCGATTGTATAACATTGAGCATTGTTTGTATGCCGCATTATACTGCCTTTTGGTGTTCGGATTTGTGTTTTCAGTGATGAACTCCTTGTACCAAAGTTCATAAATTTCTGAAAAAGTGCGTCTTGCCGAATCAACATCAAACGGGTTTTGATTGTAATCAGCAAGAGCGTTCAGGGCTTTAGGCTTGTTTGGAAAGTAGCCTATAACTCTGCGTTCCTGATTGCGTGTTTCTTTGTTGTATCCTATTGTCACGCAGGCAACCCACGGATTGCGCCTGTTTCCGCTCAGCTTATAAACAGAGCCGTAGCCGTTAGGCAGTTTCATTTTATACACTCCTTTTGCTTAAAAAAGGGTGCAAAAATCCCCTGATATTCAAAACTTGAAAAATTCAGGGGAGTGTGATACAATATTATTGCTTTTAGTAGTATCACTGCACCCTGTGTGGTGGTTTCCGCTCCGACTTGCGCCAACAGGTCAGGGCGGTTTTTTTTATTTATTTTTCTCTTCCATTATTGTATCTATTTTATCTATGTCGAGACTGTAGCAACGGATATTGCCTAAAGTTTTCTTGATTATTAAACCGTAATCGGACAGGGTGTTTAACCTGTTTGTAACTGTACTTCTGCTTAATTTCATAATATCCATTAGTTCCTTTGTGCTTATTCCGCTTTCGGAAAACAAACTTGCCTGAATAAGCAAAAAATACAGATTACTATATTTTTCGTCGGCGCCTTTAGGCAGAAAGATAATGCACTTTCCGTAATGTGTCAGTTGCTCTAATCTTTTCTCCAAAGCGTACACCAACTTGTGCAACGAATCATCAATAATATCGGTAAACATAATTATAAAAGGAGTTAAATCTCCCTTGTTTTTCGGGTCATTACACACCTTGAATGCCTTGTAGTAATCGTTTATGTTCTCTTTAATAGAATAAGACATTCTGTAACCGATAATTGATTCAAATTCTTTTGACAACAAGTAACTGCTGATGAAACGGGATGTTCTTCCGTTGCCGTCATAGAAAGGATGAATGTAACCAAAGAGGTAATGAAAAATTGATATTCTGAAAACACACTCAATGCTTTTGTCATTAAGTATTGCCAACGCTTTATTCATACACTCTATAATTTTTCCTTCGGGATTAACTCCTCTGTGAAGTTCTTTTTGCGTTGCACTGAGGACGCTTGTTGAATCTTTTCTGAAGATTTTACCGTCAGGCAAATCAGACGGGTTATCTTCTTCGATTTCAAAATATACTAAATCATTGTACAGGTTGCGGATATCTTCGCAGGTGTCAAAGGACATAGTTTCATTTTTTTGCAACATAAGATATTTTTGCACAAGCCCCATAAAACGCTTCCCGTGGCTCTTTGTTTCCAGTTCTGACAAGACACTGTTAATTTCTCTTCTTGAGCTGTAAACACCTTCAATATCATTTGTCTTTACAATTTCATCAACCAAACATCTGATAGCGAAATGGTCAATTGCTTTTTCGGGTAATGAATCCCTTAAAGCTTTGATTTGCTTATCGGTTTTATAAATGTCACGAATTTTCGTAATAAATTCGGGTATCATCACAAAAAAAGCAGGGTTATCGTGTATCAGAAAATCTAAGTGTACTGCGTATTCGCTTTTATACCTTTCGTTGTAAATTTTTTCATAATTTTCTTTGTCAGAATAAAACAGCTTATCTAAAGATTTATACCCCAAATGTATCACCTCTCCAATAAGTATTATATGCCGTAATTTAACAATTATACGCATATATCAGAAAAGCAATTCGTAAAAATAGGCTGTTTTTACGAATTGAATATAATTATACACCGACAAATTCACAAAATCAATATATTTTTACAAATTTAACTGTTACAGTAAAACAGCTTTTCTCACTGTAACGATTTACTGACTTCTTTTACAAGACCGAGAATTTGAACACGGGTGACGTCGTTATTTTTGAACACTCGTGGGGGATAGTAGGGGTTGACTGAATGCAACTCAACGGTGTTATCGTTGTAAAGGACCTTTTTAACAACAGCCTCTTCATCGTCAACGAGGACTGCGGCAATCTGACCGCTGTCAACGGAGGTTTGCTTTTTAATAAGAATTTTACTGCCGTCATCAATCAGAGGGCTCATAGAATCGCCGTGAACATTTATCCATATATATTTATCCTGTTCTGAGGGGCAAGTGATGTATGTAGGCATATAGTCAACAGGCACATCCTGAGCTATCACTCCGAACCCTGCCGAAATGCTGTCATATACAGGTCGCATAAATACATTTGTTTGTGGAAGTGGAATTGCTTGTTCTTCTTCTTCTTTAAATTCACCAGTAATAAAAGAAACAGGGTTCATTTTTAAGACTTTGGCTAATAAAGCTATTTTATCTCTTCTCATATTAGATATATAACCGTCTTCCCATTTTTTGACGGTACTCTTGCCGACACCAACTGCTTGCCCTACCTGTTCAAGAGTTAGTTTTAATTCAGTTCTTCTTTGGTTAATCATTTTTCCTATATCCATTTTTGTCTCTCCTTATAAGAGGTCTGTAACTATATTTTAACACAAAGTTTCAAAAAAGCAACTACTAAACCGAAAAAATATAAAAAAGTTTCCTAAAGTGGTTGACAAAGGACTGAAAGCAGTATATAATTTAAGTGTCCTAAAGGAAACGAGGTGATAGAAAGTGAATACAAGTGATCTTAAAGCTGAAATTGCAAGAAACAATTTTACAATTCCAAAACTTGCTGAAAAAATGGGAATTGATAAAAAGACACTTTATACAAGGATAAATGGTGTCACTTGTTTCAAGCAGGAAGAAATCGCACAGCTTGCAAAAATTCTCGGACTTAATTCAGATAAGATTATGTCTATTTTTTTTGCTGATGTAGTTTCTTAAAGGAAACTGCAATCCAACCAAAACTAAGGGGGTGAGAAAATGGGATTTTTTAATAATTTATTCAACATAGAAAAAGCACCAACAGTCACCAAAACTGTCAGTGCACCTTATGTTCCGCCTTATCCTTTAGAAAAAGATTTTTATACTTTTGATAAGGTAGAGTGGAGCGGAGCGTTACCACCTCATTCAATGACACTTTCTTTTGTACTTCCTTATTCCGATTGGTGCGAATTTGAAAAGTCAGACCTTTATCGAGATTTGGAGAATTATCTTCAGGAATTACAAAAACGAGGTAACCCGAATGAGAATGTAGGCACTCAAGATTGATAGGCAGATGTTCATTGTATGTCGGAACATACTCATCAACACCTTTTGCCTTGTGATGATAAGAATTAACTTCGTGGGTGTTGTAATCTTCGGTGTACTCTATGCCGTTCAGAACTAATTGAATGTCGGTAACAGAAATAGGCAGTTGCGATTTATTGTTAAGTTTATAATGAATGAAAAGTCTTTTCTTTCCCTGCACGCCTAATTTGTATGCGTATTCAAGCATTGTGATTTCCAAATTCACTTTGTGCGAAACAAAATAGTTAATCAGGTTTATTAAAGATATTAAAAAGCCTGCAATGCCTAAAATACCACTAATTATTACCCACATATAATCAGCTCCTTTGCTCGATTATAACATTTGCAAAAGATATTTGCAATACAATCAATAATACCACAATCACAGTCCCATTAAACGGACTTAGCTGAAAAGAGGTGAAGAAAGACGGAAGTAATAATAATTTTAGGACTGCTAATGCTTTGCACAGCTTTTGCTTCAGCAGTATTAGCAATAAAAATAGTAGCCGCCCATTTGTATAAAACAATAGACAGCTACCTTGATAAGCACGACGCTCAAATTATGGATCTGATTAAGTGGGCAAAGGAGAATGAAAATTGAACAAGTTTTTAATGTTTGTAGTGTTTATTCTCAACGCAATTATCTTACTTCTGCTGATTATAGCAATGCTTATCAAAGCAGGAGTTATCCGTTAAGAAAGAAGTATTCAAAAAGTACAATTAGAATTACTGATAATAGGAAAACCGCAATCAACGGCATTGAATATTTAGTAATTCCTAATATCAAAACTTTTATGTTTCGTGTTTTGTATGTATACATCTTTTTATCTAACGGTCTTAAAGGAATTCCTAAAGCAGAACAACAATCGTCATATTCTTTGTCGACTAATTTTGAAATGCTTTGAAAGTTAATTTTATCTAATGGAAGAGAAAATACATAGCTGAGTTTTCCACCTGCGATAAGTTTATTATCGGCAATAATATCTTCGCATTTTTCAACGGCTTGTTTAATTTCAAAAGTAATTTCCTTTTTGTACAAATGTTCTTCAAGCAGGTTGAATATGGGGAAAATCACTAATTCATATCGTTCTTTCAGATAGGTTTTGTTCTGTTCCTTTTTAAATAATATCCAAGACAGAACCAAAGTGCATAAGGTTGAAACTGCGGATATTATTAAAGTCAACCACGATAAAATATCATTCATATTTATGCCTCCTTTCATAGTTAATCATAACATTTAAGGTCGTGTAAAGCAATAAAATATCGAAAAGCAGGTGAGAAAATGGCAAAACTTAAACTTATTGACACAAAGGACAAGTTCCTTCTTGAAATTGACGGAACAGAAATTCCGTATGTTACAAGCTATCAGATAACACGAACGGTCGGCGAGGTTGTACTGCTCAAACTGGCACTCAGCGTAGCTGATGTTGAATCAGTCGAAATCGTTTCAGACAAAATTACCAACGAAAAATAGGAGGCGAAAGTATGGACACAGTTCAGATGAACAAAAAAATCAAAGAAATTATGGATAGCAGTGATTTCTACCTGCTTTCTGAGGACGCCGCAAAGGCTATTGGAGTTGCTCCGCAAAACTTGCGTGAACAGGCAAAGGACGAACCCGAAAAATTGGGATTCAATGTAATTGTAGTCGGCACATCTATCCGTATTCCGAGAATACCGTTTCTCAATTATATTCTCGGTTCAAACCCGTTGAAAGGAGTGTAACAAATGTGGTTAAGAAACTATCCGACACGCAGAAAACTGCTCAAAGATGTGGAAAACCTCAGAGCAGAGAACAGACATCTCAGCATTGAACTGAGAAACGCAAGAACGGACCTTGCACTCAAAAAAACAGCGTCAAGCGGTTATCGTCTCGAAAACCGAGAGCTAAAACGCAAGCTCAAAGCCCTTGAAACGCCTGAATCCGAAGCATTCAATTTTGAATGTATGGGTGTTTCAAATGTCAACTAAAAAAGAAAAATCCGCTGAAGCTCTGCAAAGCCTCAACGGATAGCAAGGATATAACAAATATCACAAATTTGATTATATCCTTTCTTACTCAAAAAATCAAGAAGAAAGGTTGAAAAATGTCAGAAATAACAGTAAGCGAACAGCATAAGCAGGCAATTGAACTGCATCAGAAGATAATTGTCAGCGCTAACCTTGCACAGCAGAACATATGGGATATGTGCAACGGGCTTAAAACAATGCGTGACAACAAGCTGTACAAGGAGCTTGGATATCAGAACTTTGAGGACTATTGCGAGAATGAAGTAGGCATGAAACGCAGTAACGCATATAACTACATTTCTATTGTAGAAAAAATAAATCCTGAAAATGTCCAATCGATTGGACAAATTGGGATGACAAAACTTGCTCTTCTTGCTACCATAAGCGAACCCGAACAGGCTGAAATCGCCGAAAAGCTTGACCTTGAAAACACAACGGTCAAGCAGTTAAAAGCCGAAATTGACAGGCTGAAGGACGAAAAACAGGAGGCAACCGACAAGAGCATTGACTATTGCCGACAGCTCAATAACGCTAAGAAAGACGCCGACTATTACAAACAGCAGGCGGACACTTCAAAAGAAAGCTATCGCAATATTGAAAATCAGCTTGCAGAGGAAAAAAACAAAAATTTCAAGCTGACGAATAAAGTTCAGGAGCTTGAAAACCGTCCTATCGAAGTCGCCGTTGCAGAGCCGAGCGACAATGAACGCAGACTTAATGAAACGATTAAGGCTTTGGAAAGGGAGAACATTAAGCATTATGACGAACTCGAAGAAGAGTATCGCAATAACGAAAAAATAGTCAGAAAACAGCTGGAGGATGAAAAGCAGGAGGCTCTTCGCAAACAGAAAGAGGAGTATGAAGAAAGGCTGAAAAATGTTCAGACTGCCGACGGTTCATCAGATGACAAGGATGTCTTTAAGGCATACTTTTCAATTGCATATGACAGCTTTGTCCGTATGCTCGATTTCGCCAAGCAGTCACAGGACAAGGAATTTTTCAAAGGCAAGGTTGAACATCTTATCAATGCACTTGCCATACAGAACACAAATCTTTAAGGAGAAACGAAAATGAAACTTTATGAGCTTACCGAGATGTTCTCGGATTTATTCAGTCAGTACGATGCAATCAGTGAATGGGAACCCGATACGAATGCAGACGGAATGCCGATTGATGATGACGGCAACATTATTGCCAATGTGGACGCATACCGCAACAAGATGTTGACAGCGTGGTTCGATACTCTCACGAGCATTGAGGGCGAATTTGACGAGAAAGCTGAGAGCATTGCAATCTACTACAAACAGCTTCTTGCTGAGGCTAAAATGCTTAAAGCCGAAAAGGCGGTAATTGCAAAAAGACAGTCACAAAAAGAAAAACAGGCGGAGAGCCTTAAAACCTATCTGTTTAAGTCAATGCAGGCACTCGGCAGACAGAAGATTGATATGCCAAGAGCGGTTATGTCGCTTAAAAAGAACGCTCCGAGCCTTGTTGTTGATGATGAAATTTCATTTGTTGAGTGGGCGGAGGAACACAATCTTGACCACCTCTTAAAGTACAGTATGCCCGAAGTAAAAAAGAATGATGTCAAGGCTCTCTGCAAAAAGGGCGAAGAAATCCCCTTCGTACATATGGAAGCCAAGCAGTCGTTAAGTATTAAGTGAGGTGTTATTTATGGGATTACCTATATTGGTTTTAGGATATTCAGGCAGCGGAAAATCTGCCTCTTTAAGAAATTTCAAAGCAAATGAACTTGCTCTTGTAAATGTAAACGGAAAATCACTTCCGTTCAGGACCAAATTCACTTCTTCAATCAATTCCGACAACTACATTGATATTGAGGACTTTATCAAAAAGCAGAAATGCAAGTCGATTGCAGTTGATGACGCACAGTATCTCATGGCTAACGAGTATATGAGAAGAGCCAAGGAAACAGGCTTTCAGAAGTTTACCGATATCGGTAAAAATTTTTGGGAGCTTGTGAAAGAGGTTGAAACTCTCCCGAATGACACGATTGTTTATTTTCTCAGCCATATTGAAACCGACGAAAACGGCAGACAGAAAGCTAAAACAATCGGCAAGTTGCTTGACGAAAAAATCTCGGTCGAGGGAATGTTTACCACGGTTTTGAAAACTGTTGTCGTTGACGGCAAGTATCTTTTTGCAACACAAACGGACGGTAACGATACCTGTAAAAGTCCGATAGGCTTGTTTGATTCAATGTACATATCAAATGACCTTAAAATTGTTGATGAAGCATTGAGAACATACTATTCAATGCAACCAGAACAGTATTGTGATGAGTGCAAAGCACCGATACTTTCGGACGGCAAACGCACCGTTAAACAGATCATTGACGGCACAACAAAAAATTACGGCAGACAGCTCTGTATGCAGTGTGTTGCAAAGCTGATAAAGCAGAAGAAACAGGAAAAGCAGAGAGAGGGTGCAGACAATGCAACTCCGACCGTATCAGAATGACCTTGTTGAACAGGTAAGACAGGCTTGGCGAGAGGGTTACAAAGCCCCTTGCATTGTCCTCGGTTGCGGCGGCGGAAAGTCCTGCATTGTCGCAGAAATTGCAAGACGAACAACTTGGAACGGAAAACGGGTGCTGTTCCTTGTTCACAGGAGAGAGCTTGTTGACCAAATATTCAGAACCTTTGTCCGCTGGGGTGTGCTTATGGATTTGTGCCAAATCGGTATGGTGCAGACCTTTACACGAAGATTGAAGAAACTGCCAAAACCCGCACTTATCATCACAGACGAAAATCATCACAGCCTTGCACAAAGCTACAAACGCATTTACGAACATTTTTCGGATGTTCCGAGGGTTGGCGTCACCGCAACACCTGTCCGATTAAACGGTGACGGTTTGGGCGATGTCAACGATAAATTAATAATCGGGGTGAGTACAAAATGGCTCATCAAACATAACTGCCTTGCCCCGTATGACTACTACGCTCCGAGTGTTGCCGACCTTACAGGACTGCACACCAAAATGGGCGAATATGTCGCCTCCGAGATAGAAAAAGCAATGACTAAAAATACAGTTTTCGGAGATGTAATCAAGTATTACAGACAGCTTGCAGACGGCAAAAAAGCGGTGTGCTATTGTTCAACTGTCAAACACAGTATGGCAACCGCACAGGCATTTTGCGAAGCGGGTATATCAGCAAGGCACATTGACGGAGCTACTCCAAAGGCACAGAGAGAACAGATTATAGCCGATTTCAGGAACGGCAAAATTACAATCCTCTGCAATGTGGATTTGATTTCAGAGGGCTTTGATGTGCCTGACTGCGAATGCACGATTCTGCTCCGACCTACTCACAGCCTTACGCTTTACATTCAGCAGTCAATGCGGTGTATGCGCTATAAGCCAAACAAAAGGGCGGTAATTATTGACCATGTGGGCAACTATGCAAGGCACGGAATGCCTGATGACGACCGAGAATGGACGCTTGAAAAACGCAAAAAGCTGAGTGTTAAAAAAATCGAAAAGGAGCAGGAGGAAAAGGTCAGACAATGTCCCGAATGTTTCTTTACATTTTCAGCACCGCCGGCAGGGCAGAAAGCCGTGTGTCCGCATTGCGGTTATGTATTCCCGACAGCCGAAAGAACCGTTGAAACCGATACCACCGCAAAGCTCATTAAGGTTGAGGGATTCAAGCTTGATTTTAGCACACCCGACGATTGCCACAGCTATGCGGACTTGCTTGCATACGCAAAAAGCCACGGCTACAAAACAGGCTGGGCATATTTTCAGGCACGAAAGAGAGGTATGATAGCTTGACAGAAGAACACGCAATTCAGAACAAAATCCGTATTGCAATTGCACCGTACTGCGATATATTCCGTATAAATGTAGGTGCAGGCTTTACAAAGGACGGCAGATATTTCAATACGGGAGTTCCGCCCGGATTTTCGGATTTGTTCGGTGTCAGAAAATCAGACGGAAGGGCGGTTTTTATCGAGGTTAAAACTCCCAAAGGCAAGCCAACCGAAAAACAACAGAAATTTATACAGATGATGAAACTCAACGGCGCTGTTGCAGGAGTGTGCAGAAGTGCCGATGAGGCGATAGAGTTAATTACAAAGGAGTAAAATTATGGGATTTAAAGCAAATTGGAGTGAGGCGGCACAGTCTAACTCACTCAAACCCGAGGGCGATTATGAGTGTCTTATAGCAAAGGCAGAGGAGCGTGACTACACAAATTCAAAAGGCGAGGAAAAAACCTGCCTGAACATTTCGTTCATTATCCGAAACGATGTTGAGCAGGGGTACAAAAACGGACATATATTCCACACTTTGTGGAAACGCAGAGAACCTACCGAGAACGACAAGCAGGTCAAGGGCTACGGTTTTAATCAGGTTATGGCTCTCGGCAAAGCGGCAGGACTTCCCGACGGCAAGGATTACGACAGCCTTGAACAGTTCCTTGAAGAACTCATTAAAAAGCCTGTTCGTGTAACGATTAAGCACGGCGAATGGAACGGCGAAAAAAGAGAAGAAGTCAGCTGGCTCAATCCGACTAAGTTTCCGACAGTAAAGCATACTTTTAAGCAGTCGCAGAGTTCAACGGCTCAGACCTATGCACAGCCACAGCAGAGTTATGCACCTGCACAGACAGCAAATCAGGGCTTTGTTGATATGCCGATTGACGATGATTTGCCGTTCTGATTTTAAAAAAATTCTTCGGGAATTGCATAAAGCAGTGCAATTTTCACCGTGTTTTTCCTTATATATGGAGGTGAAAAAATGGGCTTTACAAATTTAAACCCAAATAAAAATAAATATTTTGCAGTTCCCGAGGAATTGAAAGGTTACAAAAACTGGGTGTGCTGGCAGTCATATCCAGATCCGAAATCACACAGCGGAATTTCAAAGAAGCCGATAAATCCAAGAACGGGTGGCTTTGCAATGCCGAATAACTCGGACACTTGGTCGGACTTTGAAACAGCAGTCAGAGAATCTGCCAAATATTCGGGTATAGGCTTTATGTTCTCAAATTCACCGTTTTTCGGTGTTGACCTTGACGATATGCCGAATGACATTCAGGACTACCAAAACGGCGGAGCTGACAACATAATCAGCGAGTTTGTGAACACTTTGCAGAGCTACACCGAATTTTCGCAGAGTAAGACAGGTGTTCACATAATCTGCAAGGGAACTCTTCCCGAGGGCAGAAGAAAGGCGAAGAATGATTCGGGCGGTTTTGAAATGTACGAAAACGGCAGATTCTTCGTAGTGACAGGCGATTACTGCTCTGCATATGCGTACATAAACGATTGCACCGAAAGCATAAAGCCGCTGCATTCAAAATATCTCGGCAAGGCAACAGAGCCACAGCCTAAGCTCCGTAACATTGAGGTCAATCCGAACACCGTTGACGATATTGTCAGAATCGCCTGCAGCGCTAAGAACGGAAGCCTTTTCAAGGCTCTGTACAGCGGTGATTTTTCGGCTTACTCGTCACAGAGCGAGGCGGATATGGCTTTTTGCAATATGCTTGCGTTCTGGTGCGGTTGCGATACCGACAAAATGGATTCGATTTTCAGACAATCAGGCTTAATGCGTGACAAGTGGGACAGAAAACAGTCGGGTACAACCTACGGCATTATAACCTTGCAAAAGGCTGTGTCGGGCTGTACACAGACCTATAACCCAAAACAGCATAACGATTATTCAATTTCAATCGGTGACGGCAAGGCTGTTCAAGCGGTTGACGAAGAAAAAATGCGTGCCTACACCTTTGACGATATGGGCAATGCCAACAGGTTCGTTGATTTATTCGGAGATAATGTAAGGTATTGTTACACCGAGAAAAAGTGGTATTACTACAATTCTATGAAGTGGTGTGTTGACAATATCGGGGTGGTTTTGCGAATGGCGGACAAAAGCGTTGAGGCTATGAAAGCCGAAGCAAGGCTGTACTTGCAAGCTGATGAAGAGAACGGCGGAGATATGTCAAAAGCATTTGAAAAGCATATGAAAGCAAGCCGTTCAAACAAATCAAAAAAAGCAATGCTCAACGAGGTTGAACACCATATCCCCGTACTTCCGGCACAAATGGATAAATACCGTATGGCATTAAACACCCCAAGCGGAATAATCAACCTTAAAAACGGCGAAGTGAGGGCGCATAATCCCGAATATTATTTCACAAAGATTACTTCGGTTGACTGCTCTCAAACGGCAGAGTGTCCCCGTTGGCTTGCATTTCTTGACGATATTTTTGCAGGCGATAAGGAGCTTATTCGCTACATTCAAAAGGCGGTCGGTTACAGCCTGACAGGCTCAACAGCCGAGCAATGCGCATTCTTCCTTTACGGCACGGGACGAAACGGCAAGAGTACATTCATTGATGTTATCCGTGATGTATTCGGCGACTATGCCGCAAACATTCAGCCTGAAACTATTATGGTAAGAAACTCTCAGAGCAGTGCCATAAACAGCGATATTGCACGGTTAAAAGGTGCAAGGCTTGTCACCTCGGTTGAGCCGAACGAGGGCGTGCGAATTAATGAGGGACTTCTCAAACAGCTTACGGGTGACGATACCGTAACGGCAAGAAAGCTGTACAGCGAGGAATTTGAGTTCAAGCCCGAGTTTAAGCTGTGGATGGCGACAAACCATAAACCGATTATCAGAGGCACCGACACGGGCATATGGCGAAGAATACATATGATACCGTTCAATGTTCAGATTCCCGAGGATAAGGTTGATAAGAACCTTACGCATAAGCTCAAAGCCGAAATGACCGCAATTTTCAAATGGTGTATCGACGGCTGTATTCTTTGGCAGAGAGAGGGTTTGAAAATGCCGTCTGCCGTTCTTCAAAGCGTGAGAGAGTACAAGCGTGAAATGGATGTCATTTCCGCCTTTATCGAGGACAGATGTGTGTTAGAGGGTTCGGTTCAGGCAAGCACGCTCTATGCCGCCTATACAAGCTGGGCAGGGGATAACAACGAATATTGTATGTCAAATACCAAATTCAGCACCGAACTTGCCAAACGATTTGAAAAAGTAAAGGGAAGAAATTTCAATTATTTCAACGGAATTTCAATTTATAAAGATTGTTAGTGTGGTAGCTTGAGGAGGGTTTACGGGTTTTTCTAACCTTTCGTATAAGAAAAATAAACTAATATATATATAGAAAGGGTTCTTTAAAATCGCACCAAACCCACCACAAGCCTCCGCAGGAGGTAATATGAAAAAATATGATTTTAACAATCCGCAGGTGTTTGAACAGCTTGAAGATAAAGCAATTGACGGTCAGCTTGATTACTCATTCTTTCCTCCGCCCGAATATAAATACTTTTCAAGGCTTGCAAAGGTCGGCTACAACAACCGTCATAAAGGCTGGGACATAAACATCTGCCTTGAATGGCAGGACAAGCTCAGAACGGAGTATAAGCGTGACAGAAACAACGCAGACGAATACCGTATGCTCTCACAAAGAATTATGGATAATGTAAAGAAAAGCGCCGACTTCGTCCGTAAGATGTATCAGTCCCAAACCAACGAGCAAACCGTAATCAATGCCCTCCAAGCCTTGGAATGCCTAACCAACGAAAACGGCTTAACCAAAAGAATAACCGAAAAATTAAAGGAGAGTGAAAAATGATTGAAAAAGAATTAAAAATCCGTGAGGTATCCGGTGATTATGCTTTGGATATACCGTTCGCAGACGGTAGTGTAAACACGATATACTTTAATTCAAAACGAAATGCCGAAACAGTTAAGCATATTATCGAAGTTGACGGTAGTAAACCCAACGAAGCAACCGTGTGTGATATGCAAGAGATTAAGCACGGAAGTTGGGAATATGACAGCGAGGGTGTCGGTTATGCAAATTATTTATGTTCTGAGTGTGGCAACTTTCTCACTTTTTACGAGGACATTGATTTGTATCCATATTGTCCCTATTGCGGTGCAAAAATGAATAAGGAGAGTGATACGGATTGACGGTTAAAGATTATTTATATTCGGTCAGGGTTTCGGATAAGCTGATCAGAACGAAAGAACACGAGCTGTCGAAACTTAGGCTGAATATTGCACAGGTATCGGTTAAGCAGAACGAGCCTGTTAAGACATCGGGAGTGAATGACCCTATGCGGATTGTGGACAGGATTGCAGACCTTCAGGCTGAAATCAATCGGGAAATTGACAATCTTGTGCGGTTGAAAACTGAAATCCGCAGTAAAATCAACGCACTTGACGATTACCGTTACATTGCAATTTTGACCGAGTATTACATAAATTGTCAGAGGTGGGAGGATATTGCCGAGAGTATGGAAATGAGCGTAAGGCATACCCTGAGATTGCACGGCGAAGCGTTACAGGCGTTCCGAAAAAAGTTCAATTTCTCGTAAAATTATTTTGAAATGTCATTGAATGTCACCCTTACCCTGCGTATAATGGTATTATGAAAGTTTGACAAACAGGACATATGTAAAACTCTCCTAAGATAAAAATCGCACAGACCGCTCTCGTTTGAGGGCGGTTTTGTGTTGTGAGGTGAAATTGATGTATAAAGACAAATGCGGTACAGGTTACGAAAATAGCACAAGAGCGATTTTTCAGGGTGCAGGAGAATATGACATCCCGATTATTGAGCCTACAAAAATTACAGAAAACAACTTTATCGGATTTAATGAAGTTTTGAGCAGTAAGCAGAACAACTGCGGTGTGCATTTCTTTTTGGACGATTACCAGTTCCAAAGATTATGGAATACACCCGACAGGTATATTGAGAGTCTACAAAAATTCAGTTGTGTATTATCGCCTGATTTCAGTCTTTACACTGATTATCCGACAGCGTTGCAGATTTATAACCACTATCGCAAGCATTGGATAGGTGCATATTTACAACTCTACGGCATTGAGGTAATACCTACAATTTGTTGGAGCGACGAAAAAAGTTTTGAATGGTGTTTTGACGGCGAGCCTTTGGGTGGTACGGTTGCCGTATCAAGTGTTGGAACGCAGAACCGTACGGAATCAAAAGAACTGTTTTTGAAAGGTTACAAAGAAATGATTGAACGCTTACAGCCTGAAACAATTATCTTCTACGGCAGAGTCCCCGAAGAATGTATGGGAAACATCATCAACATCAAATCGTTTCAGGAAAAATTCAGGAGGTCAAAATAATGGGCGGAAGAGGCGGAAGTTTTAGAGTAATCCCAAAGATCAAAAACCCAGTCGGTATTCCTTCAAATGCTATTACCGAGGATGAATTCCTTTTATGACAACTACGGCGAAAGAATAAAACAAATTGACGTTAAAGGTAGACCTCATAATGGAATGATGCCACATACCCATTTGGGTTATGAACATAATGAAATTGGAGATCGTCAATTGACTGATAAAGAACAGAAATATGTAAGTGCATTATTGAATAAATGGGAAAGAAAAAGAAAACACTTGAATATTTAGAAATTTATTGATATAATATTATAAACGCAGGGGATAGTTTAAATAGGAAAACAGTTTTTACAGATTCCGGTGCAACTCCGGAAACCTGTGTTTAAAGACAGTACAGAAATGTGCTGTCTTTTCTTTTGCTTATTTTTAGAAAGGGCGGTGATACCGTGAAAGACAAATTAAATGCAAGACAGAGGAAGTTTGCGGAATATTATGCGCAGAGCGGTAACACCGTTCAGAGTGCGATACAGGCAGGATATTCAGAAAATTACGCAAACGCAAGAGCATATGAATTGTTGGAGAATGTTGGAGTTTCAAAATACATCAAGGAGCTTTCCGATAAGCTCAAAGATGAGCGCATTATGAGTGCAAAGGACAGACAGGTTGCTTTGTCCGACATTGCAAGGAATGACGGGCAGGACACCTCCGACAGAATCAGGGCGATTGACACGCTCAACAAGATGACGGGTGAATACACCGTTAAGGTTGACGCAAAGGTTGAGCAGTCCGAAAAGCTATCCGATGTGTTCAGACAGTTGGGTGGTGAGGGATTGAGTGAGTAACAAATTCCCGTTGTCACAAAAGTATATCGACTTTATCAACACAACAAATGTGTCGGCTGAATTTCTTGAAGGAACTACAGCGTCCGGCAAAACTACCGTCGGAGCAGGCGTTAAGTTTATGCGAATGGTGTCGCAGTCGCCGAAGAAACTTCACGCAATTGCCGCCAAAACTACGGGCAAGGCTGAGGAAACTATAATTCAACAGGACAACGGTATTCTCGACTTGCACCGCAACGCTGTCTATTGTGGTAACGGCGACAAGGATTACAAGCTGCCGCATATCAAGTTTGAGGACAAAATTATCTATATTCTCGGTTACAGCAGTCGGGATAAGTGGGAAATGGTTCTCGGTGCGCAGTTTGGGTGCGTTTATATTGACGAAATCAACACCGCCGATATCGAGTTCATCCGAGAGATGTCAACCCGTAATGACTATATGCTTGCAACGCTGAATCCCGATGATCCGAGCCTGCCTGTGTATAAGGAGTTTGTCAACCGCTCCCGTCCTTTTAAAAAATATGAAAACGATGTTCCTCCCGAGATTACGGCGGAGCTTACCGAAGAACCTGTACCGAATTGGCGGTATTGGTTCTTTTCTTTTGCCGATAATTTAAGTCTTACACCCGAACAGATTGAAAAGAAAAAGAACTCTGCACCGAAAGGTACAAAGCTCTATAAAAATAAAATCTTAGGTTTGCGAGGCAGAGCAACAGGACTTGTGTTCCCGAATTTTGAGAGGACAAGACACATCAAATCAAAAGAGTGGGCAGAAAAGTTTTTGAACTGTAACCGCAAGTCGGAACACTTTGTTCAGTTCACCGCAGGTCTTGATACCGCCTATTCGCAAAAGTCGCCTGACACTATCGCAATGACATTTTACGGCATTACCAATCACGGCAAGTGTGTTCAGCTTGATGAAAGAGTTTATAACAACGCTGAAATGCAAACGCCTATTGCCCCGAGTGACACGGTGAAGAATTTTATTGATTTTCTTGACCGCAACCGTGATGAATGGGGCTTTGCACGCACGGCTTTTATTGACAGCGCCGACCAAGCGACTATTACCGAATTTCAAAAGTATAAGCGACAGCACGGCTGTGTCTATGACTTTGCAAATGCATGGAAGAAAACGAAGATTATTGACCGAATCAATCTTGTACTCGGCTGGCTTGCCACCGACTGTTATTTTGTGCTTGAACATTGTAAAAACACGATTGCCGAGTTTGAAATTTACAGCTGGCGAGAGGATAAAGACAACACACCCGAGGACGGTCACGACCATTGCATTAACAGCGGTCAATATGCGTGGCTGCCGTTTAAAAATATTATTGGAAGTGAAATAAATGGGGCTGATTAACAGAATGGCTGAATCTATCAGATCGGGAATTAAAAACTTTTTGCAGATTACTCCTGCAAGCGACAAAACAATTACCGTCACCGAAACAAGCAATCATCTGACCGAGTGCTTTATCAATCGCATTTGGTATTGGGGCAACAGCAGACAGCTTGCGGAGCTGTACAGGCAGATTGATACAAACAAAACTATGTTTTGGGCGGCAAAAAGCACAAAGGGGCTTGAAATTCGTAAAATACACACGGGCCTGCCGGCACTCATCTGCGAAACGCTTGTGAATATCGTAATTTCCGACTACAACGGCACAGATGTTACAAGTAAAAATTCAACCGCTTATGCAGAGCGTTGGGAAGATATTGAAAAGCAGAACAAATTGTCCGACACGGTTAAACAAATGCTTCGTGACCTATGTGTTGTCGGTGACGGTGCTTTTAAGGTCAGTTTTGACACGGCTGTATCAGATGTTCCGATTGTTGAATGGTATCCTGCCGAAAACATCGACTTTACATATGTGCGTGGCAGAATCCGAGAGGTTAAGTTTTACACCGATTACACGCAAAAACACCGCCGTTACCGCTTTGAAGAAACATACGGTTACGGCTATATTCACTATGCTTTGTATGATGACAACGGCAAAGAGATTGACCTGCACACGGTTGACGCTCTTTCGTGGATTGATTCAAAGGGTGTTACATTTGACGAATCATATATGTGGGCTGTACCTGTCCTTTACGGCAAATCGTGCCACAAGGGCAGAGGTGCAGGCATTATCGGCATAAAAACAGACGCTTTCGACAGCCTTGATGAAGTGTGGTCACAGTGGATGGACGCACTCAGAGCCTGCCGAACAAAGCAGTATGTGCCTGATTGCCTTGTTCCGAGAAATCCCGAAACCTGTCAGCCGATATCACCAAATCCGTTTGACAACCGATTTATCACCGTGGGCAACGATATGTCTGAAAACGGCAACGGCAACAGGATTTACACCGAAAGTCCGCAGATTCAGCACGAAAGCTATTTGAGTTCATACATTACTGCCCTTGACCTCTGTTTGCAGGGTATTATATCGCCGTCAACTCTCGGCATTGATACGAAGAAGCTTGATAATGCAGACGCTCAGCGTGAAAAGGAAAAGACAACCCTTTACACAAGGCAGAACCTTGTCAAAATCACGCAGAACGCACTTCAAAGCCTTGTTGCAGTTGTACTCAATGCAGACGGGGAACTTAACGGCAAGGGTATTGTTGAGGGCTTGGAAGTGTCCGTAAACTTCGGCGAATATGCAAATCCGAGCTTTGAAAGTCAGGTTGAAACCGTGTCAAAAGCAAGACAGGGCGGTTTGATGTCAGTTGAAACCTCGGTTGATGAGCTTTACGGCGACAGCAAGTCGGAGGATTGGAAAGCCGAAGAGGTGCAGAGAATTAAAGAGGAACAGGGTATTGCAGGCGAGGAAGAAACTTCTCCATTTGATGATGTTGACCTTACCGACACGGGCAATGAACCCGATAAACCCGAAGATATCGCAAATCAGGACGATGACAGCAAATGAGTAAGCAATGAGTGATTACAACATTAAAGAGGCTTTTGAGAGAATTGAAAACGAGCTTATCGACAGCATGATGCGCAATTTCAGCCGTCACAGAGCCGAAGAAACCAAAGAGGGTTACAACTGGACACAATGGCAGGCTGAACAGCTCAAAAGTCTTGAAGAGTACCGTAAGCACAACGCAAAGAAATTTGGCAAGCGTTTCAAAACCATTAACGGCAAGGTTGAAGAGATGATTCGCACTGCCAAAGCTGACGGAAATGCAAGTCAGGAGGCAGAAATTCTTGAAGCTGTCAAGGACGGTTTCAAAGCCCCGAAAAAGCCGTCAGCACACAGCACAGCCGAGTTTTTTAAGATGAATGACCGTAAACTTGACGCACTCATAAAATCGACCACAGACGATTTAAAGAGGGCAGAAACGGCGGTTTTGCGTATGAGCAACGACAAGTACCGCAAGGCGATTTTTAACGCACAGGTTGCAATGAACACGGGTGCGGTTACATACGAAAAAGCCGTTGATATAGCTTGCAAAGATATGCTCAACGCAGGTCTTAATTGTGTGGAATACAAAAACGGTGCAAGGCATACGCTCTCGGATTATGCAGATATGGCGGTTAAAACAGCCAACAAAAGAGCCTATCTGCGTGGCGAGGGCGAAAAGCGAGCCGAATGGGGAGTATCCCTCGTTGTTGTGAACTCAAGACAGGGCGGTTGCCCCGATTGTGCAAAATATATCGGCAAGGTGTTTATTGACGATGTTTATTCAAACGGCAAAAAGTCAGACGGAAACTATCCGCTTCTCTCAACCGCAATCAAGAACGGTTTGTTTCATCCGAGATGTAAGGACAGCACAAGTACATATTATCCCGAACTTGATGATTTGGACGCACCGTTGTCTGAAGATGAAATCAAAGAGCTTGACCGTCAGCGAGGAATTGAGGAAAAACAGCAGTATGCACAGCGACAGGCAGAACGCTTTGACCGCCGTGCCGAATACAGTCTTGACGAGGACAATAAACGCATTGCCCAAACCCGAGCCGATGAGTGGCACGATAGGGCGAATACGCTTGAAGAAAAGACAAAGCAATTCTCACTAAACACCAATGAACAGAAATATTACAGACCTGTTTTTGAAGAAGATATATCAAAAACTTTTGAACGCAAAATTGAGGGCGAAACAATTACAATTGATACCCACAAGGCAAATACATTGTGTGATAATGTTTATATTTCAGATAAGGTAAAGCTAAAACGAAAAGAACTTCATAATTTTGATATGCAAGTGAGAAAAGCGTTTGATATGCTCGGAGAGGTTGAAACAAGCGGAAAGCCTGAAATTTGTATTGTCACTCCCGAAGAAATGCGAGTAAATGCTATTGCTTCATATATGCCAATGCAAAATGTTCTAAATGTCAATTCAGCATACTTTTCAACAAGTGATTTGTCAGATTTACAAGAAAACTTGGCTTGTCCGCAAGACGGATTGAGTACAATTCTGCACGAACTGATTCATTGGCAAGACGCTAAAAATTACAGAGCAAAATTCGGAAGTATTAACGATTATTTTGAATATTGCGATTACCTTAATAAAATTTATGCCCCAAAGGTTGAAAAATTGATAAATAACGGTTATAATATAGAGGATATAAGTGAGTATGCTTTTGAATGCTTAAAAGATAAAGCTATGGATGAAGTGTATAACGAGTACAGAGTCAGCAAACTTTTAGGGTGATGATGGTATGAGATTGATACAAACTGAAGAACAAAAATCTCTATGGAATGCGTTTAAGCCGTACCTTGTAACAAATGGTTTAAATGTCACTTTGCGTGAAGATGCTCCACAAGAAGCTAAAGATGCTGAAGCACTTTACAGTAAGCTTAGAGAGAAACAAAAAATGCAATATCTAAAAGATAGTGGCATAATCTAACCGCTCCGTAAAAAGGGCGGTTTTGTTATATGCAATTCACAAAAACAGCATAAAATTACGAATTGAGCATTTTATAATCGACAGCAATGTTGATTATAGGGTGCTTTTTTGCATTTAAACCCGTCGATTTCGACCAGTTTAGAAAGGTGGTGACAGAATGAAAATCAGAGTAACAACAGCATTTAATGACAGGCAGAACGGCTATGTAACCCGACCTGTGAATGAAGTTTTTGAATGCTCCGAGCAGAGAGCAAAGGAACTCATTGACGGCGGTTTTGCAGAAGAGGTCAAGTCTGACGCTCCCAAAAAGCCGAGAGCCAAAGCAGTTAAAACAGAAAAAACAGAAAAAGCGGATTAAGCACTTTACGAATATGTAAGGTGCTTTTTTATTGTCCGAAGACATTAAACTACGGGAGACACCGTGCAAAACTGAAACAGAGAGACACTCTATAAACTGATTACGGGAGACACCCGAAAAACTGAAAGGATATGAAAAAAATGGCAGAACCAAATCCAACACCAACCCCCAATGAACCGACACCTGCACCGCAGGGAACACCGCAGGGAAACGCTCCTGCCTTTGATTACGACAAGCTCGCAAGCCTTATTACAGGCAAACAGAGCGTGACAGAGGACACCGTTTTGAAGTCATATTTTAAGGAGCAGGGATTGTCAGCCGATGAGATGAAAGAGGCTATCGGTGCTTTTAAAAAGCAGAAAGCCGAGAACACTCCCGACTTTGCAAAAATGCAGTCGGAAGTTGAATCTGCAAACAACGCAAAGCTCACGGCAGAAGTCAACCAATCGGCAACCCTCGAAGCCGTAAAACAGGGTGTTGACATTGCAACCGTTCCGTATGTGCTTAAAATTGCAGACTTTTCAAAGGCTGTGACAGACGGCAAGGTCAATGCGGAAAAGCTGACAGAGGCTGTTAAAAAGGTGCTTGACGATATCCCCGCACTCAAGGGCAAACCTGCCGAGAACGGCACAGGAGTTAAGAAAATCGGCGGTGACGGCAACGGTACATCGGATGGTACAAAACCAAAGGCAAATGTTCCTACCAAAAAATGGAACAGATTTAATATTTAACCAAAGAAAGGATTGAAAAATTATGGCAAACACAAATAACTATGCCGAGCAGTTCAGCCCTGATCTGCTCGAAATTCTTGTTCAGGGTACACTCACATCACCATTCATCACTTCAAATGTAAAGTGGGTTGGTGCAAGAACTTTCCACTTCACACAGATGAGCACATCAGGCTTTAAGAACCACAATCGCAACGGCGGTTGGAACAAAGGCAAATATACACAGACAGATGTTCCTTTCACTTGCGAGCACGACAGAGATATTGAGTTCCTTGTGGATAAGGCAGATGTTGACGAAACTAACGCAACCGCAAAGGTTGAGAATATTTCAAAGGTGTTTGAGCAGACACAGGTTGCTCCCGAAACCGATGCACTTTTCTTCTCAAAGGTTGCAACAAAGGCTCAGGCAACAGACGGATATCATTCTTCAACAAAGACATCGGAGTGGACTAAGGAGAACGCTTATTCAAAACTCAAAACAATTCTCTCTGCCGGCAAGCTCCGCAGATACAAGGCAAGAGGCACACTTGTTGCCTATGTGACATCTCACATTATGGACTGCCTTGAACAGTCAACAGAGTTCACTCGTAAGATTGAGCTTACACAGATTGCAGAGGGCGGTATCGGCATTGAAACAAGAGTGACCGAGATTGACGGTTGCCCTATCATCGAGGTTATTGACGATGAGCGTTTCTACGATAACTTCAACTTTAACCCCGATGACGGCGGTTTTGAGCCTGCAACAGGCGCTCACAAAATCAATGTTCTTGTTGCTTGCGGTGAAACCTGCAAGACTGTTCCGAAGATTTCAAGCATTTACTTCTTTGCTCCCGGCTCACACACAGAGGGTGACGGCTGGCTCTATCAGAACCGTTCACTTTCCGACACATTCGTATTCCCGAACGGCAAGGACGGCAAAATTGACAGCATTTATGCCGATGTTGACACAACGGCGGTTGCGTAATGTATGCTGATTACATTGAACATCAGGGCGGAGATGAAAACAGTATTATCTCTGCCGAACACATTGATGTTCTGACTTTTAACCGCATTAATTTTGAAAAACTTTCGGAAATGCAGAAGAGAATCATCAGCAGAGTGCATAGCAGACTTACTGCTTTTGAAGAAGAAAATGCCGATATGATTTCTTCCTACCTGAAAAGCTATTCAATCAACGGCACATCAATGGAATTTGGCGCAAGCTGGAATTTCATGTGTATCAGCGGAGTGGCAATTCCTGCCGACCTCTATGCGTTGCTAAAATCAACAGGACTTTGTTATCCTGCAATCTGAAAGGTGCGTGAAAACCGTGAAATTTCCGTCACTTGTAAAAAAGCAGTTCTGCAAAACTCCTGTCGAGGTCACAATCTACGGTGAGGGAATAACCGAGGACGGCTCTCCTGTTATCGCATTTGAGTGCAAAAACCTGTATCCCTCCGAAAATCTTTATCCGTCAGCAACCCTGCACGGTGGCTCTGCCTTGTGTAATATGCAGTCAAAGGCAAAGACAGTCTATACCAAAGAGCAGAAAACTGTTCAGGTGTCGGCTGTCTTGCTTTTTGACGGCGACATTGCTCCCGACAGCCCCACTTTAAGCGGTGGCTTTGTAATCCTTGACGGCGTAAAACGAAACATCGTACAGGGTACAAAACACCGCAACCCCGACGGCAAAGTTAATTTTACGGAATTGGATGTGATTTAATGGGATTTTCGGTATCATCAAAAATCAAACTCAATATGCCTGTTGTAAAACAGCTTGATAGGGCAAAGCAACAGGCTCTTGAACAGACAGGTGACGCACTTCTTAAACAGGTGAAAAACACGCAGGTAATGCCGTTTGATACGGGTAATCTTCAGAACGAAAATACCTTTGAAGATTGTGCGCAGAGTTGGAACGGCACGGTTAAAATCGTGTCAAGCACTCCGTATGCAAGGCGGTTGTATTTTCATCCCGAGTATAATTTCAGCCGTAAGGAAAACATTGCCGCCGGCGGTAAATGGTTTGCACCGTGGCTTGAAGGCGGTACAAGACATAATTTTTGCAGTCGGGCATTTGCAAGATTATACAGAAAGGAAGCAGGACTTTGATTTACTTATCGGACATCAGAGATTGGCTCAAAAGCGTTACCTCAGCCGAGCATTACTACATCGGCAAGCTTGACAACAAGCAGGACAGGTCAATCGGTGTGTATTCATTAAAGCAGTCGGGAACACCCACAAGGGCAATCGGCGGTGAAAGCACCTACGATACAATAAGCGTGTCTTTGCTTATCCATTACACCGACAACGCAAGAGAAACCGAGGAGTTTGCACGCAGACTTTACGAAACGCTTTACGGCATTAAAAATGTTGAAATTAAGGAACACAAAATCTATATAATCGAACTGCTCACGGAAGAACCCGTTGATGTGGGAACAGACGACAAGGGTGTGTATGAGCAGGTCATTGAAGTTAAATTTTATTACGAAAGGAAGTAATTTTATGGCAAAAGTTGAATCGGGAGTATTCCCGTGCTATGAAAATCAGTTTGCGGTTGGCAAGGCAGGAACAGAATCCGCCACGACAAATATTGCTAACTGCGAAGAATTTTCTGTTGCATTTGACAACGGTGTCGAGGAATGGACAGCCTTTGAAAACGAGGGCTGGAAGTCAAGGCTTATGACAGCAAAGTCAATCACAATTTCGGTAAAGGGCAAGCGTACAATCGGTGACGCAGGCAATGACCAGATTGCCGCCCTTGCATTTGAAAACGGCAGAAAGACAGAAGTTTCGTTTATGTGGACCTTCCCCAACGGTGCAACCGTCCTCTTTAAAAATGCAGTTGTATCCGTTACATCAAACGGTGCAGGCGCTGTCTCTTATACACATCTCCGAGCCCACGAGACGCGTAGTAATCTC